GTTATTTTCGATGAAAAAGATTTGAAGATTACCAATCGAGTCGAATTTATGAAGTCACCTGATGGTGTAGTTTATGGTTGGACTATTGGCGGTAGAATTTATCTTACCAAAGCTGGTTTGAACCCTGAGACGCCCATACATGAATATACACATATTTGGGCTAATGCTATGAAGGTGCATAATATGAAGGGTTGGAAGAGTATCAAGGATTTACTTGTTGATACTCCTATTTGGGATGAAGTTCTGAATGATGAAAATTATAGTGAAATCAGGAATGATGAAGATTCTGTAGCAAGCGAGGTGTTAAGTCGTATTAGCGGAAAGGAGAACGCTAAACGAATGGAAGAAGAAGCACAGAAGGTAATTGCTGATAGTAAAGATCTTATAGAGAAGGCAGAGACTTTGTCTGTATTGAATCGAGTACGGAAAGCTCTTAAAACTTTTTGGTCATGGGTAGGTAAGGAGTTGTTCGACATAGAGAAGTTTAACTCTATTAATGAGGTTACGGATCGTGTGTTGTATGACTTAGTGAATGGTACTGCATTGCAGGTACAAAATGAAGCAACAAGAGTAGAAACCAACCCTACAGAAGCACAGAAAGAAGCAGGCAACTATAAGAAGGGACATATCAAAGTCGATGGTATGAACATTACTATAGAGCAACCTAAGGGTAGTATTCGTCGTGGTAAGGATGCTAGTGGTAAAGAGTGGGAAAGCGAAATGCATAACACCTATGGTTATATTCGTGGAACAGAAGGTGTAGATGGCGACCACATAGATATCTTCTTATCTGATAATCCAAATGAAGGCAATGTATTCGTTGTTGATCAAGTAAACAAAGATGGTTCATTTGATGAACATAAGGTAATGTATGGTTTTGCAGACAAGGAAAGTGCAAGGAAAGCCTACCTATCCAACTATGAAGATGGATGGCAAGGATTAGGTAATATTACCGAAGTGAGCAAGGAAGAGTTTAAGAAATGGATTGGTAGCAGTAAGCGTAAGACAAAACCATTTGCGGAGTATAAAGGAATAATCAAGAGTAATAAGAGTGTTTCTTCGCCTGTTGCTATGAGTGAGGATGAGTATTTGGCATCTAAGGGTTTGAATGGCAATATGACCGACTATATGTTGGATAAGCTGCGTATTCCTCATAGTGAGACAGCACGACAACAAAAGCAACGTGAAAAGGAAGCCGCACGTGTGCGTGCCGATTTTGACAATCAAAAAGAAGAAGCCCGAAAAGAGTATCGCCAAAAGATTGCCAAGGGTGAATTGCGTGAGCCTACCAAGCAGGAAGCAAAAGAAAGAGAGATTGCCAAGTTGATTAAAACAGCGAACGGACACGAAGATAACCCGAGTGTGCAAGCTGCAAGGCGATTGCTAGCTAAACGGGGGGTCGATTGGAGAACCGATAAAGGTGATACGAGTGATAATGATTGGCTAAAATCAAAGGAGGATGGAAAGAGCAATGTCGTCCATTCTTTTGGCAATAGTGCGTCACAAAATGATACGAGCATAAAGTTAAGTGATACCTCATTTGCTAAGATGAAGAATGGAGAACAGAAAGCAGAGGAAGAGATTGGATGGCTTGTTGATCATAATATAAGACTTAAAGAGAACAGTAGAAAGCTAGATGAAATTGCTCATCTTCTTTTTGATGGAGATAATATTGATTCTAATAGAGAGTCGGCTTTAAGAGAAGAAGCAAAAAAGATTCTTGAAGAGAATGAGAAGTTATCCCGTGACTATCAAAAAAACTATTCTGACAAGTATTTTGGCACTGATGATATAACAGCTAATTATATTCTTCAGGAAGCGAATGAACGACTTGTAGCTTTAGGTGTAAAGCCTGTAAAAGAATCGTACTATTTCCAAAATAGAAAAAACGAGGTTGCGCAAAACGCAGTTGTTCACTTGTTAAAAAGAATTGGTATTCCTGTTCATTTCATTAGTCGTGTAGGGGCGGAAGCGTCTGGACAAGGAAACTCAAGAGGTTGGACTAACGGGCTTGATATATGGCTAACCAAAGACAACATTAATGCAGAGACTCCTGTACATGAATATACTCATATCTGGACTTTTGCTTTGATGAAGAATAATCCTAAGTTATGGGCAGAGATTAAGAACTTGCTTAAGGACTCTGAATGGGTTGATACCATTCAATCTATGGATGAGTATAAATACACGCTCGATAATGAAGACTTGCTATATAGTGAGGTCTTGAGCCGTATTAGTGGAGAACGAAATGGAGAAAAGTTTGAGAGCATGGCTTTTAAGCTCATAGAGGAAGTAAATAGTGTTGAGAAGAAAGTTGACTTAAAACGTGGTCTTGAGAAACTTCGTGATGCTCTGAAACGTTTCTGGGAATGGGTCGGAGTAAACCTATTTGGAATGAAAGAGTTTAAGAGCGTTGATGATGTATGCGACAGAGTTTTATTTGACCTTTTAAATGCGAGTGACATTGCACGAACTGAAGAAATGCGTGAGTATTATGAAGAGGAACGTGAGATGAATACTATCATCGATAAGGCAAAAGAAGACGGTACATACTTAAAAACACCCAATGGGGAAGATACTAAATTACCAGAAAAAGTATGGGCTTATGCACGAACTAAGAAATTTAAGACCCAGTTGAGTGATCGTTTGAACCTTATACTTAACGAAAGTAAGGAAGATTTTAAAGATTGGGAAAAGGAAGAATTTAGGGACTTATTTAAAAAGCATGGTCTTTTGGAAGAACATAACGAGCCTGGTCGTTTTTTGGTTAGCCAATTCATGTACTCTGAAAAATACTATGATAGGAAAGGAAAGATGCAGGAAGAGGCTCAAGAAACTATGAACTCTGGTAAGGGTGGAGAAAACGTTTCAAGTGTTAAGTCTGTTGATATGAGAGATGCAGAGTACATCAAGGCGGTAGAAAACAACGATACTGAAACCATTCAACGACTTCTTTCAGAGGAAGCTGAGCGTAAGGGATACTCTAAGGATTCAAGTTATCAAGGCTCTTTAGCATTTAATGGGTCTGCACCTTATCAAAACGCTTACTTTGAGACAAAGGAAGAACGTAAGGAAGCATGGGAGAATGATGAATATGAAGATACAATGTCTTTAGGAGACTATGTAGATAGTGGTATTGATACAAATAATTTAGAATGGAACTTAACAGATCCTATGGCATTACGACAAGCAGATCCTGATCGTAGAGAAGCAATTGAGAACTTGCGCCAAACTGTTCGTAGTAATAGCAAGACAATCACAATATACCGTGCAGTAGATGCAAATATAAAAGAAAATGAGATTCGTAATGGAGATTGGGTTACACCAAGTCGCTCTTATGCAGAGTACCATATTGGTTTGCAAGACTGGGAGAATGGAAGGATAATAGAACAAGAAGTATCCATTGACGACCTTTGGTGGGATGGCAACGACATCGCAGAATGGGGTTATGACAATGGTAAGGGAGAGGTGTATAAAAACACTCCTAATAATCGTAAGATGTTCGAGGTAACCTATGATGATAAAGGAAATATCATTCCTTTGAGTAAACGATTTAACGACCAGGTGGAGGATGAACGCTTTAGAAATGATGAGGAACTTGAAGAGGCGAATCAAAGGTTTAATGAAGAGTTGGATAACTTAACAGAGGAGAATGCAGATAAAGTTACACTTTGGTTAGGAAAACCCTCAAATGTGTTGCTATCTTCAGGCATCGAAAATAAACCATTAAAGCTGTATGGCAATAAGGTTATCAAGAAAATGAAGAAGCATGGCTTTGCTTTGGATGAACTTCGAGATTTACCTAAGGCTGTGGCTGATCCTATTGCTGTGTTCGATAATTTGGGACGTTTTGGTAATCGTTCTATTCTTACTGAACTAACAACAGAACAAGGGAATTTCCTTGTAACTATAGATATGGGTAAGGGTGAAAAAGATGTTGATTTTAATATTGTATCTTCTGTTTTTGGTAAAGGTAAAAGTAAGATTGTTAGTTGGATAGAGAGAGGTCTTGCCACCTATATAAACAAAAAGAAAGCCTTAAATTATCTGCACCACTCCGCACCAATTGCGGAAGCCCTCAGTAATTCAAGACTTTCTTCTGCTGCAAATATAGTGAAAAGTTTTGAAAATCCAACTAATAGTTCAGAAAAAGTTTTAGATAGAAAAACTGCACAAGCTGAGGAAGTTGCAGAAAAAGAGCATCAACAAATGGCTGAGCGTGCTAATGAACTTGCAGAGACCTTACATCTTGATAATGTAGAGATAGTTACCGATGCTAGTACTTTAGAAGGAAAGAAAGCAAAGGCAAAAGGATTCTACTCAACAAGCACAGGTAAGATAACCATTGTTATTCCTAACCATAGTAATATTGCAGATGTGGAGAAAACATTACTCCATGAAGCAGTTGCCCACCATGGTTTGCGTAAACTCTTTGGCGAGCACTTTGATAACTTCCTTGATAATGTGTTTAAAAATGCAAGTGAAGATGTTAGACGTGAAATAGTAAAACTTGCTGCAAAGAATAAATGGGACTTCCGCATAGCAACAGAAGAATATCTTGCTAGTCTTGCAGAAGATACAAACTTTGAAAATATGCCAAATGGACTTTGGGATAAGGTTAAACGTTTATTCTTAGACATGTTACGCAGTATTGGTTTGCTAAAACAGAAAGATGGAGAATTGAACGACAATGAGTTGCGCTATATTCTTTGGAGAAGTTATAAGAATTTGAAAGAGAAAGGTCAGAGCAATAGTATATTGAACAAAGCTGAAGACATCGCAATGCAACATAGATTAAAGGTTGGAAATTATGCTCCTCAAGAAGAGGGTAAAGCTAAAGTTTCAGAAAAGCCTCATAAAACAGAAAAGGTAGATAATAATACAACTCTTTATCGTGAGGATGAACCAGAGGTAACAGCAAGGACAATTTATGAAGATGCCGTTAAAGATACAGGTAAAATGAGTATGTTATCTGCATTAGCACATACTTATAGCAAAGAAGGTAGAGAGAGGTTTAAGCATAAGTTCTCAGAATCTTATTTTGATTATAGCAGAAGTATTAAGCAATTGCAAGATGCTATTAGCAAAGCAAGCGGAAGAAAGCTAGAAGAGTTTGAGGAAGTATGGAAAAGCCTTAATGCAAAGAGTAGCATTGATAGCGAAGAGATAAACCTCGCAATGTTGCGTTACATCTCCCCATTATCTATTCATATTGCAGAGATGATAAGGGGTGTTAAAATAGATGGACAACAACTTACTCTTGATGATGTTGAGGTGTATATGAATGCCTTACATGGTATAGAGCGTAATGCTTATATGGCTAATAGCGAATTGAAGTCTCTTGTGAATAAAAAACTTGAAAAATGGAAGGAACACCGCCTTAAAAAGTTGAGGGATAGTGGTATCTCTAAGGAAGAGGCTTTATCTGTAATTGCTACAGAAGAAGCAGATAAGAGAGATGAAATTACTCAATTGAATATGGGTAAGACACGCAAGGATTATTCTGGTCTTACAGCTTTATTTAGTGATGAGAATACTAATAATATAGACGTTGCTATTTTGGAAGAACGTGCTCAAAAGTATGTTAATGCATTTGAGAAAGCTGTTGGCAAGGATAAGGTCGATGAGATGTGGAAGAAAGTTAAGAACTTGAACGATTTCTCTATTCGTAAAGCATATTTGAGTGGTCTTATAAACAAGAAGCATTATGACGAAATCAAGAACATGTATGAGCACTATGTCCCTTTGAGAGGTTGGCACGATGATTATGCAGGTGACATCTTTGAATATGTGAACGCAGGACAGAGTATGGATGCTTTACAAGGTGTTGTCAAAAAAGCCTATGGTAGAACAACACGTGCAGGAAACATTTTGGGTACTATGGCTAGTATGGCAAATACCGCTATTGTACAAGGTAACAAAAATCTGGTAGCACAGAAGTTCTTAAATCTTGCGTTGAACTATGGTAACAAGAGTGGCTTACTTATGGTTAGTAAACAATGGTATGAAGAAACCGCATCTGGAGAACTTGTTCCATTATATCCTTCACTTAAGGAAGGAATGAGTGCTGCGGAGATGCAACAACGTATAGAGGAATTTGAAGCAGAAATGGAAGAGGCAAAGAAGAGCGGAACGAAAAAGATTTATACACGTTCCTTCGGAGATAACATGCCACAGAATTTCCAAAAATGGCAAGAGAAGCAACATTCTATACGAGCGTTGAGAAATGGAGTAGAGCATACTATTTATGTACTTGGAAATCCAAAAGCAGCTCAAGCGTTTAATGGTCTTTTAACTCCAGTATCACAGGTTGGTGCAGCGCAAGATATCATAATGAAAGTGATGCGTTTCCAAGCAATGATGCAAACCAGTTTAAGTCCAGAGTTCGTTATAAGTAACTTCCAACGTGATGTGCTTACAGCCGCAACAGGAACTTACATAAAATATGGTTGGGGAGCAGGTAAGGATTTTGCATCAAACCTTACAAAGGTAATGCCTGTTTCAGGTTTACAAGAGGGCAATCCTTTTGGTATTTATAATCTTATCCACAAATACAATAAAGGTACACTTGATAAAACTAACGATATTGAACGAATGTTTGATGAGTTTGTACGTAAAGGAGGTATGACAGGTATAAGTAGCATTACTCGTGCAGAAGAATTTGAGAAGCAGATGGAGAAATCTGTTAAACGCATCAAGCGAGGTAAACTCGATGTGCCACAACAACTATGGGAAGACTTGGCAGATGGTATCGAATTTATGAATAAAGGTATTGAAAATGCTACTCGTTTTGCTGCTTATATGACAAGTAGAAAAATGGGTAAAAATGTTACAGATAGTATTTTTGATGCAAAAGAATGTAGTGTAAACTTTAATATGAAAGGTAGTGGTGCATGGGGTAATCTATGGATGCGTAGATATATTTTATATGCAAATCCAGCTTTACAATCACTTAGAATGCTTGGTACATGGTACGAGGCAAGTCCTAAGCGTTTTATGGGTGTATTCTCTACTGTGCTTACTGCAAGTATTCTTACTGCCATGCTTGGCTATGCTTGTGGTGGTGACGATGGAGATGATAACGATTGGTATAAGTTGAATGAGTTTAATCGCTATAACTACATTAGCGTGAAAGCTGGAAATGGATTTGCTCATTGGAGCTTACCACAAGAGATGAGACCAGTGTGGGCTCTTGGTCAAATCGTATTTGATTGGAGTAATGGTAGAGTCTCTGCGCCTATAGCAATCAATTCTATGGCAACTCAGTTAAATAACCTTAGTCCAATGGCGTTCTTTTCTGGAGGTTCAGACAATGATGATAGTTTCTGGAAGACAGCAGTAAAAGCCTGGACGCCTACTGTTGCTGCAGATTTTATGGACGCTTATGCATGGAACGAGAACTTCCTTGGAAAGAACATTACTTACAGAAATGATTGGAATAAAGAAGCACCAGAGTGGCGCAAGGCAGGTAAAGACACACCAAAATGGGCAGTTAATTTGAGTAGAGCTTGGAATAAGGCGACTGGTGGTGCTGACAATAGAAAGAGCTGGTGGGATAGTCCTGCATTAAACCCAAGTGCGGTTTACTACATTATGTCTTCACAATTTGGAGGAATGGGTACTTTAGCTACAAAACTAAGTAGAGCATTTGAACAGTGGCAAGATCCTGAACAAGAAGTAGAAGCAAGGAATATTCCTTTCGTTTCAAAGTTCTGGGTAACCGTAGGTGACGACTATTCTAAGAACAGAGTTCTAAACGAAGAGTTTAAATCAATATGGAATGAGTGGAAACTAACAGATTACGAGATAAAACATAATGAAAGTGATTTAGAGAAAGGTCTTATTACAGATGAAGAATACGCAAACTTGGAAGCTGACAAAAAATATTTAGCAAACAAGATACGCTATGAAGCCCTAGAAGATTTAATGAAAGACTATAACACTCTGATGAGAAAACGTAATGACGAGAATGATAATCCTTTATTAGATGAAGAAATTCTAGAGTTGAAAAAAGAGGTCGTAGAGAGAGCAAAGATGCTTGATAAATAGTTAAACCCATGATAGTGTAGGCTATGATTAACTTTGTAGCCACACTATTTAATATATTCAAGATATGCAGACAGTAACAAAACAGAAATCCAAAAAACTATTGCGGATGAGTCGTATTGCACCAAGTAATAGTAGCGATGAAATGGGTAGCGTAACTTTTCGTTCTCATAGATTTGGAAGTCGCAGAGCATTTGACATTCTGATGGAAGCGCAACAATTCTGGAACCAGATGGAGCAATTCCGTAAAGATAGACAGCGCAATAAACGATATACGTATGGAAATCAATGGGACGATGTTATATGTGTTGACGGCAAACACATGACAGAAGAAGAGTACATCAAACAGCAAGGAAGCGTTCCATTGAAAAACAACCTTATTCGTAGACTTGTGCGTAACGTACTAGGAGTGTATCGTTCACAATCGAAAGAGCCTACATGTATTGCAAGAGATAGAGATGAGCAAAAACTAGGAGAGACTATGTCGACAATCTTACAATGCAATATGCAACTTAATCGTATGAGTGAAGTTTATGCACGCACGATGGAAGAGTTTCTTATTTCAGGCTTTATTGTACATCGTAAGAGTTATGGTTGGCGCAATGGAAAAGAAGACTGTTGGACGGACTATGTGCAACCAAACAATTTCTTTATTGACAATAATATGCGTGACTTTAGAGGTTGGGATGTTGGCTGCTTAGGTGAAGTTCACGATATTAGCTTTGGACAGCTATGCGAACAATTTGCAGAATCACATGAAGATTATCAAAGATTAAAAGAGATCTACAAGTGGGCAACGAATAAACAATACCTTGCTAGTTATGCAGAGCATTTTGGTTATAGTAAACTAAATAACTATGACTTCTTGTTTACGAGTGAACCTGGAAGATGTAGAGTAATTGAAGTATGGCGCAAAGAGCAAAAACCACGCTATCGTGTACACGACTATCAAAATGGTGATGTTTATAAGATTGATGAAGCCGACTATGAAAAAGAAGTTACTCTTGTCAATCAACAACGCATACAGATGGCAGAAGAGGCAGGAATGCCTTTTGATGAAGTACCATTAGTAAAAGCTACTTGGTTTATGGACGACTATTGGTATTTCTACTACTTGTCGCCTTTTGGAGATGTTCTAAAAGAAGGAGAAACGCCTTTTGAGCATGGTAGTCATCCATACACTTTCAAAGCATATCCATTTATAGACGGAGAGATACATTCATTTGTGGCAGACGTGATCGATCAACAGAGATACACCAATCGACTTATTACCATGTATGACTGGATTATGCGTGCAAGTGCAAAAGGTGTATTGTTGATGCCTGAGGATAGTTTGCCAGATGGTGTCAGTATGGAGGATATTGCAGAGAATTGGGCAACATTCAACGGGGTAATTTTGTATAAGCCTTCAAGGAACGGTGGAATGCCACAACAGGTAGCAAATAATTCTACCAATATTGGTATTTCAGAGTTACTCAACTTACAACTAAAATTCTTTGAGGATATATCAGGTGTAAATGGAGCATTGCAAGGTAAGCCTGGTTATTCTGGTACGAGTGCTGCTAAGTATAGCCAAGAGGCACAAAACGCAACAATGTCACTTCTTGATATGTTAGAGTGTTTCTCTTACTTCGTAATTGATGGAGCATACAAGGACGTAAAGAATATTCAGCAGTTCTATGATGAAAAACGAGTTTTCAATATTGCAGGTAAAGCAGGAGCGCAAATTGAATATGATCCTAAGAAGATTAGAGATGTAGACTTTGATTTATCTATCACAGAAAGTACTGCAACACCAGCATATCGTCAACTTGCAAATGATGTGTTAATGCAACTATGGCAAGCTCAAGCAATCTCTGTAGAACAATTACTAGAGCATGGCAGTTTCCCATTTGCAGACCAATTACTACAAAGCATACAAGCACAGAAAGAGCAAATGCAACAAGGACAAGCCCCTCAAGGCATTTCTCCTGAGTTAATGCAACAAGCACAACAAGGAGCGAATATGCAGGCTGTAAACCAACTACATCAGGCAATGACAGCATAATAAAGATAAAAGGCGTAGGAATAAATCTTACGCCTTTACTTTTTATCTCTTTATGTTCACATCCTTTCGGATATTCTCTATTGCTAACGGATCATTTGTTAACGTTGCTATTCCATCAAGATTTTGACTTAACCTTTGTTTTGCGTTGTACTCTTCCTTCATACCATGCATAATATTGTTTTTTCTTTAACTCAATTACAGATGTAGGCATCTTTGCAGACCCATTCTTATATGGTGTTGCATAGAAACATTCTTTCTCCAAATCAGTAACAGAAGCTTTATGGCTAATATAGCCTTTGTGCTTTAGTTTGCGGAAGTTGTATCTATCCATAATCAGGATTGTATTTTTTACACCTGGCATAACATAGAAACGTTCTCCATTCTTTTCGTGTGCCTCGTCCGCTTTTCTTACTGCTTCACGATAACGGAGGTAGGCTCTTAACTTTTTAAATACATTCATTGTCTGTAAAATTATAAAATGAAACTTATATTATATTGTAGCGGCAGAAACCGCTTTTTTCTTTTTAGGGACAAACCTTTTAACACGCACAACAATAGTTGGAATAGGCATCTCGTGGAAACAGATATGCAAGCCTATTGCCCTTGTCATTAAAAGGTCGTCATGCTTTCCAATGATAGCACCATATGCACCATTTTGTTTCTTCTCGTATGTCAAATACTCATCTAAACAACGCTCATCACGTTCAATATACAAATGCTCACGGATAACCTTAATAAGCGTTGATATAATCATTGGTTTTGTTGCCACGTTGGTATGGAAACCATATTTGCGTGGTAGTCCTTCTTGTATTTCGTTCTCGGTTTGTTTGCGTGCATAGAGATTAGGATACACATCTTTTATTTGATTGAGAATAAAGTGTGATAAATCTCCGTCCACTTGTCTTTCCTTGTCGTGTGTTTCAAGCGTATTACTCTCTATGACTAATAAAGAGTTGTCATAGAACGCTGCTATCTGAGCTGCTTTCCATGCAAGAATATCCATATCTATGTGACCATACCATTGAGCGACAACTTGAGGTCTATCACCATCGATCATGAAAAGCCTATCGATAACAAGTATTACAGAGTAGTCTGCTTTCTTTGAGCGTCCACCAATATCCACAATGGTAAGGTATCTATTTGTAACTATCTCTTGTTCATCGACCTCTGGTAAATTCCATATCCACAATAACCCTTGAGAGTCTTCTGTAAAGCGTAAGTTCTTTAATGCGTTCTTTCCTTCGTCTCCATCTGCATATACGTCACCTATAAATCTTGGAGGTTTGCATGATGTTCTAAATTGATCGACCTTGTATTTATCGAATATTCTTTCTCCTGAATGTACAAAAGCCTCAACATCGTCTGATGGATATTCAGACGCCATAGGTGCATGCTCATTGTATTTTGCTCGTTCTTGTATATACCAGTTGATCGCTTCAAGTGTCGCACCTTTTTCCCAAAGCCACCAAAGATATTTTCCACTCTCTGCACGTGGAGAAGGTACAGTTGCATTCTTTCTGTTCTTCCAAAGTGCTTCTGCAAAATTTATTTTGTCTTGTTCGCTTTCAAATGGTAATGAGTATTGGTCGATGTCAAACCACGATATAAACATTGCTTCAAATTGTGATGTACCACGTTTTGCTGCATCGTATTCTCTTT